CACTGTTTGCTAACAGTAAGGAGAGTAATTTATAGTCTTACTCAGGACTAATACTTTAGTATCATCAGAAGGTTCTAGTTTACTTATACTCATAAACCTACAATTTGAGATGCCATTACAGGAAATCTTTTATTGTCATATGACCCTTTTATTTATTACACGGTGGTCAACCCGTGGAATCAAGAACCTATCTAGTATAGGATTACCTGCATATCAGTGCAAGTTTTACCAGTGAATAATTAACTAGAATGTATAGTATAGACTACCCTGCAAGAGAGTAGTCTATTTCAAGTAAAAGGTCTACAGCTTCCCAGAATAATATTTTACTCTGTGCAGATATATCCGCAGACTTTAGATAAAACACTTTTTGTGCTAATGGCTTATCATGTTTAGATAGGCTAATAACAAACTTAATAAAAGTATCTTCATCAAGTTGATTAAGTAATGATGGGTTAGCTAATACTTGATTACCTAACTTCTGTGCTTGTTCAAATCCTTTCATGGTTTATATTGTTTTAGTTGATTACTAATTGAGTAGTTAGCTATATATATTTTTTATTTAGTATAAATACTAAATCTATATAATACATAGTAACTATAAGGTATAGATATAAGAGGTGGTTTATTATAAGCTAGTTACATACACTTAATTAAACTAAAGTATACGCGCGCGTAGATAGTTATCAAGGAAAAAATATAAAAATATAATCTTCCAAGTACCAATAACTATTAACTATTAACTATTTGCTGTAGTCATTGACCCAACCCCACTCCCATATCTCTTTCAAATTTAGGGTTAGAAAAAAATGGGTAAAAGAAAAAAAAGAGAGAGTCATAAACTCTCTCTGTTTTTTTGTTATTCTTAAGAACCTACTGGATTCTTAAGATTAACCTTTGCTTTTGGTGCAGACTCCTGTGGAGTCTCAGCATCAAATGCAGAAGCCGCGGCAGAGGAAATGCCACTGCCCATTAGTTGACGAGCTTGTAGCTCCGCTACCTTGTCAGCTAATCTGGCAGAGCCTTTGCTCTCCGCAGTTTCAATAGATCCTGCAGCAGCAGTGATCTCATTGAAATCTACAAAGTAACCAATGCCTTCGGTGAAGGTTACATTGTAGAGCCTAGTGTTATCTAAAGGGCTTGCCCCGAAGATAACATGTGTTGTGCCATCATCAGCAAAGCGGTGATTGGCACCTTGATAAGTTTTATACTTATCAAGTTCGGCAGGTGCGCCTGATAAGGCGTAAATGGCTCTAATCTTACCAGTAGCTTTGCTTCTGTAAGATTTAATAAATTTTGCTTGTAGCATAATTTGTTAATTTAAAAGGTTAATAAATATTATCCTTTTAAATTTAGGGTTAGCAGAAGATGGAGAGCGCAGAGGCAATGACAAACTTTTTTGTCTTGCAAAAAATTTGTCTGAGCCTGTTAGAAAAAGGACACGTGCTGTGGAAAGACAAGGGGGGTCCCCCTCCTTGGCTTGGCCCGGGGGGTGTCTGCATAGGGGATCCATCACATCCTCTAGAATAAAAAATTTCTCCTACCGGTTTGGAGTTTTAAAATTTAGTTGTATGTTTGTCATGTTATTTTAAGGGTTAATAAATAGCACAAAGGTCTGGAGTTGAAAGCCCGGGCCTTTGTTATTTGTATTATATTTGTCTTATGGAAAAATGGAAACTATTTGTCCTATATGTATTAGGTGTATGTGTAGGAGTTGCTATAGGGTACATGATGTCTGGGTGTAAGTCTACCCAGAAGTGTGATGCCTATAGTAAGTGTGCTAAATAATTTGTATATTAGTATATGAAGAAGATAGACATGGGTAAGTATATAGTACTCATTGGTAATGATGCCACTGAGATATTTGACTATTACAAAGTCCCGGAAATGCATGGTCTAAACCGTCAGGATGCACAAGCTGAAGAAGTAGACAAGACTAAGGGTAATGGTGTTTACATATATGGATGGACTAACTATGATCCCGCGGATAAGAAGCTAACGGCTAAAGATCCATATAAACCATTCTTGTTTTTGAACATGGGTACTTTCAAGAAGTATAATCCTACAGAGAAAGCGACAGCTGTTATGCATGAAACTATGCACATGAGTATTCTACTAAACAACTGGAATATCAAAGACAAAGAAGAAGAGGTTATTGGGTTTGCCGAAGATGAAGCAAACAAGATCATAGAGAAACTAAAGACTACCAAGGTAGAAGCACCAAAGAAGAACTTCTTCTCAAGAAAGTGAAAACATATTTTGATCACATTAATGGTTTTGGTAAAGTAAGTGATCTAGAAGTCATAGTGAATTGTGCCTATGGTATACTAGAAGAAAATGAATCTTCTATAGATGCACTCAAAGAGGGATGGATTCCCTGGGAGGGGAAGTGGTACAATGAAAGAAGTACCCGGATAGATCTAACAGAATACAAGCCAACTAAAACCACAAAGAAATTATCTAAAAGAATTATACTAGAACACGGGGATGTTGCTGGTAATCTAGAAGCTTACGTGGAGTTGTATGATAAGTATTGTACATATCATGGATTTAAGCGGGATATTAAACTAGAATCTTTTAAGGATTGTAAAGTCATAGAGTACTGGGCAGATACATTGGTGGGAATTAGTTTGTATAAACAGTTTGATACACAATTTGTAGCATACCAGTTTATCTGGGATTATGCTGATCCTAAACTTTCTCTAGGAACAGTAGCTCAAATGTATGAATGTGAAACTGCTAAGTTACTTGGCTGCGAATATGTATATTTGTTGGGGGGATATGAGAAGTGCTGTCTGTATAAGTCAAACTATTCAGGGTTTGAATTCTGGACAGGAAAAGAGTGGAGTAAAGATATTGAACTCTACACAAGACTAGTAGAAAGGGATGAACAAATTAAGATAGAGAATTATGATCTATGAACCAACTAATAGAGTAGAAGTAAACACACCAAAAGGCCCGGGGGTTATTTGGTTAGTAACTGAATATGGGCATGAAACAGATACTATATACACTGTGATTCTAAATGATACGGGAGAGTTTTGGCAGTTTACTCACAAAGACATAAGAGAAAAAAACAACATTACATATAACCGGGTAATAAAAAATTAAGTATATTATATAGTACTTAATAATTTATATCATGGCAAAAATAAAAGAAATATCAACTAAGCTTGAAAGTCCAAAAGTATCCCGTCCAGGTGTACATGCTAAAGCGAAAACTAGTAATTTAAAGTCTAGCAAAAACTATAAAAAGTTATATAGAGGTCAAGGTAAATAAATTTTGTTTATATTTGTCTGTGACTCTAGAAGAAAAAGTACTTTGGGAAAAGGCAACTAATCTTGCAGAAGATAACCTGCAAGCTAGAGAATTATTTGAAAAATTAAAAACCAATACAATGCAACTAAAAGGAAAAAGGGTTTTATTAAACAAACCAGAAATGAAAGAATCTCCATTTGAATTAAGTGAAGCTGACAAGCAAGCAATTGAAATGGACATGAGAAAGACATGGACTAAGTTAGAAGTTTATGCTATCGGGGATGAAGTAGAATCAGTAAAAGTGGGGGATAAAGTCTACATGGGAATCATTGGACTTCAAGCATCTGAAGCGGTAGAGCTAGAAGATGGAGTAAAACTAATGGTAGCTGAACGAGACATTGCAATAGTATGGTAAACTTTACACAAGAATCAGAAGATATATATCAGAGTCAAATGAAAACACCGTTTGATAAGATAGTATCTAAACAGATACCACTTGAAGATAGACTTGTAAATCTTGATAGACCCAAGTATTATGGCGGAGCAGGAAATACTTATGAGGTATTTAATGTACTAGAAGCCTGGGGATTAGATGAAGACTTTTATCTAGGGAATGTTATAAAGTATTTAGCACGAGCTGGTAAAAAAACTTCTAATAAGAAAGAAGATTTACAAAAAGCTTTAGTATATTTACAACGAAGAATAGATAAATTATGAGTGAACAAGTAGCCTTTAAAGAAACTAAGATATATTCTTTCGGGGATATCTTAGTAGGTTTGGACTCAGAAGAGATCAATGAGTCTGAACAAATTATTGAATTGAGAAAGACCTTCTCTAAATTAGCAGAAGATCTTAAGGATAACTATAATGAAAACAGATCACCAGTAAAGAGTCTTTTGTTTGACCAAGCAATTGGAGAGATCACAAGAACATTATTGTTATCTGAGAAACTATTAAAAATGAAGTGATGAGAATAGTTGCAATTATTATATTATTTACAGTTATTGCTATGTTATGGGCAATAGCACATTTACTATATAAGCCTGTGTATGATAAAATCTCACAGCAGTATGTAATTAATGAAGATGATTTTAAAATTGCAAATATTTGCATTGGCGTTATGTTAGCTATTGCACTATCAATCGGCCTACTACTCTAGCCTGTTTTCCTTGTTTCTCATACAGGTACAATCCCCGGTTGCAAAGCTGGGGATTTTTTTGTATATTAGTGTATGGCAGAAATCATTGAACAAGGTGAGTTAAATGTACTTGGTACTACACTAGCTACGGGTAGTACAGCTGTAGTATCTACTAAACTATTAACAATGAGGTTTTATAATCCTTTAGCTTATGTACTTACTATAGAAAGATATGATGCATCAACAGCTACTAGTGAAGTATTATATGAATTTAATCTAGCAGCGGGTGACACAATTAATGATAACTTGCAATATGCGTTAAAAGCTGGAGACAAGATAACTGCTTATTCAGATATTCCAGGAACAACATACTATATTTACGGAGTAGACTATGCAACTGATTGATAAGAATGGTAATGTCTTTGGTGGTGGAATAGAAATAACTGGTCCAGATGGAAAGCCAAAAACAACAGGGGGCGGAGGTGGTTCACCTACAGGGCCAGCCGGGGGTGATTTATATGGTACCTATCCAAACCCTGGTGTAGATTGGAACTTGGGTATATCTACATATAGCATGTATTATTATCCATTAAGTTCAAATCCTGCTGGATATATTACAACTGCAGCTCTCTCAGGTCATTTAACTGTGGCTACCGCAGCAAGTACCTATTATCCGCTTACAAATCCTAATGCATTTATCTCAGGTATAACAGGATCAGATGTAGTAACAGCTCTTGGATATACTCCGTATGATGCAGCTAATCCTGCAGGATATATAGATTCATCTGCACTAACTCCATACTTAACATCTGCAACAGCAGCTACTACTTATCAACCAAAATTAACTCTAACTACTACAGGAACATCAGGTGTAGCTACTTTAAGTGGTGCCACATTAAATATTCCTAATTATACAAGTAGTGTTTCAGCAATAGATACTCAACTTTTTTTAAGCAGTGGTGTATGGACTAAACCTACTGGAGCAAAATATGTAGAGGTTTATTTAGTTAGTGGTGGTGGAGGAGGTGGATCAGGCAGAAGGGGGGCAACTAATACTGCACGATATGGAGGTGGTGGTGGTTCATCTGGTTCTTTTAACATTGCTAAAATAAATGCGGACAATTTAGCTGCAACAGAAAATATTTGG